ATAAGCTTTTCTATCATAAGATGGAGAAACTAGAATTTGAAGACCGTGATGACTCAAACTACACTAAGTTTAAGTTACTTGAGAAAGCTAATAATCCTGTAGCTAAGATTATGGCAGAAGGTAGTAATCTTAAGTCTACCATCTTTGCTAGAAATATCATGGCTTACTTTGCTTTAAGATCTACTATGATGGAATACATTGATCCTCAAGCTAATGAAGATTTCATGAATGCTATGAATGGAGGAGGTGATTCTGATGCAGCAGATAAAGCTATGGATAAGATGTTTAATGATAGAGCATCTAAAAACATGTTTGACCAAGCTATTAAAGATGCCACTGATACATGTAAAGACATGGATCAAGCCATTGATAAAGACACTCAAGAAAAAATGTTTGAGAACGTCAATAAAGATGGTGGTAAGCAAGCTGGTAACCTTAGTCCTGATTATATCAGAAAGGTTGTACAAGAACTATCTAAACTTAATCTTTCTATGGGAAGCCTTAAAGATAAGATTAAGAAGCTTATGGATAAGTCTGTATCTTACTTTAGTGCTAAGAAAGAAACTATCTATGAAGACTTGTTTAACTCTGATAATCTTGCAGGCTTAAGTGACTACATAGAACTACATCCTAAGTTACGTAAGATCTTTGTAGAAGACGTTCTTGTAAAAGATGAGAAGTCTATTGGTAAAATAGATATCTATATAGATATTTCAGGATCAATGTCTGACGACTGTGGCGTAAAAGACGCCAACGGTGGTAGAATTAATAAGCTAGATTTCTGTAAAGCATTTACAGTAAAGCTTGGTGAGATGGGATTACTTAACGATGTTTACTTGTTCAACAATCATGTAAGTAAATTTAAGAATGATCCTATTTCTTTAGCTATGCTAGATACATCAGGAGGTACTACAACAGATAATGCTGTACGTAGTATAGATAGAGTTGGTGCTAATGCCTTAGTTATTACAGATGCTGAAGATCGTTGCAGTATTTACTCAGATAAAGCTTTCTTTATAGGAGTAAAAGGAGCAAACTTTAGACATTTTAATAATGAAGTGATTAGACAATACTCAGAGAATGGTCAAGTAGTAGTATTTGACGGTTCAAGAATATACAATGTAAGTGAAAAAGGTGATATGATAGTCTAAAGATTTATCTTAGAACCTACAACACCAAAGAATAACATAGGGACATCAGGATTAGAACTAATACTAGTCTTGATCCCTATGTTTAATTTAAATCTTTTTGTAAAAGAATAGTCTACACCCATACCGGTAAGGATACCTATATCTGTAGACTCAGTGAAAGTACCATCTTTAGTTAGATAAACTAAAGGACTACCAGAAAAATATATATCTGGTGATAAAGTAATTCTACGACTAAGTGTAAAAGGCTTAGTGTAGAAAAGTAATAAAGAACTAGTAACACTCATTTGTTTTTGAGGATCACTAGAAGGAGTAGGTACATAATCTGCCCCAGCAAAAGAAACTGTCAGGTTAGCTCCTGATACACCCCACTTACCCATAGGATAAATATATGCGTAAGTACCAAAACCAAACACTGTACCAAAAGCATAAGCTGCAGTAGCACCAAAGTTAGATATACCCTGAAGTTTACCTTCATTAAAGTGCATTAACGTATATCTACTACTAAGAGCAAACTGTTGAAAGTTGCTCCACAACATGCCGGTTACTCCCCAGGAAGATTGCCCAGTCATAGAAGACTGAGATATTCCACCGGTCATAATAATACTGAAACTATTATCTAGACTTTGCCCACCAGTAAAGTCAGAATTAAATAATATAGGATTTACTCTAGCAGGACCTTTAGCTCCTCCTTTAGATTTAGATTTAGCACTTGATTTAGATTCTGATTTAGATTCAGACTTTGACTCTGAACTAGACTCAGAAGAAGATTCAGAACTAGATGATTCTGAACTTGAAGAACTTTCCCCACTGCTAGAGCTGCTGCTACTAGATTCTGAGCTCGATCCTTGAGAATTGCTTGAACTACTAGCAGAGCTGCTAGCTGAGGAAGAAGCTGAACTTGCAGCAGAAGAACTTGCAGATGAAGCTGCACTACTAGAAGCTGAAGAAGCCGCTGAACTAGCGGCTGATGATGCTGCACTAGCTGCAGCAGATGAAGCGGCAGTAGACGCAGCTGCAGAGGCAGCAGCACTTACAGCAGCAGAAACAGCACCGGCTGTAATTTGAGTGCTAGTAGCTGAAGCTTGAGCAACAGAACATGGAGATAGCTTTCTATAGTCTTCATATACTTGATTGAGCCAATTATTAAAAGCACCACTCCTAACATCAGCTGCAGTAAACACACGAGACTTGTTATAAAAAACAATAACAGTGCTACCGTTGATAGGAATAACAAACGTAGAAACCACTTTCGTACATGGATCAATAAACGTTTGTACAAGAGTTTGTGAATACCCATAAAATGGTAGTATTACTACTATTAATAAGGATAATATAAACTGTTTCATCACTTGTCAAAGATTCCTTTTTTAACCATACGGTCAAGGATTCTTGCACAAGCAATATCTAAAGCTTTTTTAGTAGCAATAGAAATAGAAGATTGATTAAACTTAACAGGATCTAAACTAGCATCTGATAACCCAGATGTTTCTTTAGTAGTTTTAGCTTCACCTAAACCAGAACCAGAAATAACGGTTCCTGTTTCAGCATTTGTGAATCTCACTTGAAGACCAATACGAGTTACTAATAGTTGTTTAGTATCACCCTTAATATAAACAGATTCATCTTCTGAAATAGAGTAATCATAACATTCTATGGTAACAAAGTATTCAGCTAGGTTAATTTTACCCCTTCCATCTAATTTATTTTCTGATATACCTGCTTGAGAAGCTTGAAACTGTTTTACCATACGGTTTTTAATTTCAGTTTTATCTTCTGTAAACTTAAATCTGTTTAGATTTTCTAGGTATTCCATAGATATGTTAGCTACGCCTAGTCCTACACGCTTTTCTTTTAGCTCAGGAAACATCTCATACATTTCTTCAGATATTCCAGCTTTTAGAATCTGAATAGGGATTTGTTTACCTTCATAGTCAAGAAACTGACTAATGTCAATAGACTTCTCAAAACTAGCTTTATAGTTTTCAGTAGTAGTTTTAGCTATCTGACAAAAACCAGCATGCCCCAATAAGAGCATGCTGGATAAAAACACAAACCAAACAAAATATTTCTTTTTCATACTTTTAGTTTATTGGAATATTTGGAAAGCACCCAGTACAATAGCCAAAATACCCCGGACAAGCAATAGAATATGATATCGGTAGCCCAAAAGCTCCCAGTAATGTTTAAGAGCGTCTTGAATAAAAGATCGTAGCCCAATGGAAGGAAGAACATTGCTAGCATTAAACTGATATCTTTTAGAGAGTTCACTCTCTTTAGTCTGTTTCTTTTGTTCATCAGAATCCATGGGAGTTAATTAAGTTAAACAATATCTTTTATCTTTCCACACTTAAGACATTCTTCATCACCGTCTCCATCAGCGTCACCCCAAACGTGCTCACACTGACGGTGTGCAAAGTACTCATCAATTTTACCATCACCATCAAAGTCAAGACCGTCCATAACACCGTCTCCGTCTTCATCAATTTCTGTACCTTTTTTAACTGGTGCAGCTACCGGTTCTACCACTGCTTTAACTTCTTCTTTAACCTCTTCTTTAGAAGCTTGTGATTGTGCGTTAGCTCTATCAGCAGCAGCTAAGAATGCCGGATCTACTAAAGGTGTAGTGTCTTTAGGAGACTCTTTCATATCATTAGTATGTGATAATGAAACTCCGTCTTCCTCATCCATCTTCTGTACTAACATCTTGTCTTTGTCAGTATCAGAGAACCAGTAATCAATAATTTTACCATAAGAGCCAATAAACGCTCCTAGTAAAAGTAACAATAACTCTTTCCATTCACCCTGGATAGCAGTGCCGTATGTAATAGCAGTAAAGATACCTGCTATAATAAGCATAAATGAACCTAATACTAACGCTGTAATAAACCAGCGTCTCATCATCATTGATCCTAGTAGTTCTTTAAAACCACCTGATTGTGTGTTGTTTTCCATATAACTATTTATAATTTATTACCACTTTGGAGTTTCTTCTTTAAACTCATCACCTTCTTTTTTCTTAGGCTTAGGTTGATCAGCAGGTTTTGGAGCTACTTCTTTCTCTTTAATAATAACTGTTTTACCACCACCTCCACCAGAAGCTTGTTGAGCTTGTTGGTTAGAGTTTGTAATATTAATAACTGGTGCTGCAGCAGGAGCTGGAGTAGCGTCTCCACCGCCTAATAGTGATGTAGCCCATGTACCTGCAGCAACAACTGCTGTAGATAATACACCGATCACAGTCTTTTTAAGACTTGACCATGTTCCTTCTTGTTCTTGTGTTTCTTCTGACATAGTATTCTATTTTATAATAATTGGATGTTTAACTTCTTTACCTTTTACATCTATAAAGATAAGATCATAATCTTGTTTAGACAAACCAGATAAATCATATACTTTTTTAGTTACTGACTCAGTAGCAGTAAAACCTTCTTTCTTTACAGGTTCATCTTTACCGAATGGTACTACTTGTACAGAATATTTAGCTCCCACTGTAGTCTCAAATTCAGCAGTAACCGAGTTACCAGTTTGAGTAATTGACTTAATAGCAGTAGCTTCTGACTTTACACCTAGATTAATAGGCTCTGGGTTTGGAATATCTACTTTAGTGCAGGCATACACAACAAGTGAACCTACAATAATAAGATATACAGCTAATAGTTTAGTTGTTTCTTTCATTTTAAAAGTTATTATAACCGGTTAACTTAATTTGTGTAGAGTTAAGATAGATTCCTAACTGATTTCCTTTCTGATCTGCAGCATCCATAAGTGGAGATACTTTTACAGATGTAATAATATTTACACCTTCACCAATTGTGCTAAACTTAAGTTTAAAAGGTGTAGATGTTCCTTTGATAACTTCAGAGTTATTCTTATCTAAACCTCCAAACTTTACACGTCCATCTTTAGAGTTAGCAAATACATACCAAGTGTTTGGTACAGTGCTTAATAGTTCTTCAAACTTAATCTTAGTTGGATCAAATGTAAATTCAAACTGAAGACCACTAACACTTGCACCTTTAGAATCAATATTTACTGGTATCTCAATTGTATTAGATGTAACTGTTAAGTTATTTAGATTGACATCTATAGTACTGACATCAGTAGTTAAGTTCATAGATGTTCCAGTAGACTGAGATTGCATAGCCATAGATCTAAATGCAGAGTTAGTAGCTAAACTATTAACAGCATTAGACTGTACAATAGATGTTCCTGCAGTGCTTGTAACAACTTGAGAAGAATGTGATCTATTTACATCACCCCATAGTAAGTACTTAAGATCTAAAATAGCATTAGTACCAGCTGTAGCAGTTTTAAAATATGTCTTAGGATATGTAATATTCTTCCAGTTAGCTGCAGTGATAGATCCCCAAGAACTATTTACAGATGTGTTAAACTCAAATTCAGCTTTTAAAGCATAATCTACATTCTGATTATTAATATTACGTATAGAAGATATATATGTTGATGTACCGTCTTTTGCTTTAATTAAAGTAGAAGGAACAGTATATTGAGCCCAGTTAGCGTCTTCAGAAACATATTCAACAGGTCCCGTATAAATATCAAAAAGCTGTACACTTTTAATAGTACTTGCTACTGTACCACTAGGAAACTCTCTCATGTCTATACGAAGAGTACTAGAAGACGTTCCTGGAGTAACATATGCCCATTCAGTTTGACCAGCTAATGTAGTAGCGTCAGATGCTCTCCATGTAGGAAGAGACATATAACCTCCACTTCCTGATACATAAGTAGTAGGAAGCATGATTAATGTATCTATACCTGCAACTTGTGCAAGCAATTGAGGAAGATCACCACCATCTATAGATTTATTTTTATTAATATCTGCAGCATATAATGACTGTCCAGTTTTAATACTTTGTCCATTAGATCCATCTAATCCCATAGATGTAAACTCACCCTGAGCTGTAGTAAAATCTGAAATAGTAATAGCATTATTATAAATAGCATATAGCTGTTCCATATCATGCATTACTGAAACCTCATATACTTTATTATCTGCTAATGAAGCTTGATTAATGTCAACTTCTCCTGTAGATGTAACAGGGAATAAAACTCCTGTATTAGTAAGAGTATCTCTAAATGATACTTTAAGAGCAGATAGGTTGTATAAATTAGAATTTAAATCTACTTTAGCTGTTACATATTTACCAAAGTTCTGATTCATAGTTACAGTTGTAGATAATGGAGCTTCCATTATTGTAGGTTCTAAAATACCAGACCCATTCCAAGCAGCAACAAAGTTTAACTTAATTGGATTAAATGTATAAGCTGTAGATGCAGCTTTTAATCTAAATGTATATCTAACAAAATCACCGTATCCTTGATATGGCATTCCATTTGGAGTAGACCAAGATACTGTAGTTCTTAAAATAGCATTTCCACCATTTGCATTATAAGCATATTGAGCATACTGGTAGTTAGTAGTACCATTTGTAGTAGTATTAGCACTACTACCTGATGTCACACTAGTAAATGAATATCCCGGATAGTTATACCAAGATGTATTAACTGTTGATCCATAAGGTACCATTCCACCGTTACCACCAGTCCCTGTCATATAAACAGATACTAACTCAAAGTTAGTCTGGTCATATTGCATATCAATTAATGTTTGACGTGCTGTAGTATTATTATTACCATCAATATAGACAGTGTACACAAAAGTACCACCTCTATTAAGAGTGGCACCACCAATTGCAGTAGAAGCTTTAAACTTCAGTTGAGCAAAAGACTGTAGAGAAAAAGCCAATAAGATTGTAACAAGAAATAATACTTTCTTCATTATAATAGTTTATTTACCAATGAGTTAGAAGCTTTCTTTAAAGCAGAACTTAAATTTTGTTGGTTAAACTTACCCCCTTCATCTATAAGAATAGCTGACATAGATACTTCATCTGCAGATTCTTCTACAATGATTTTCTTATCCAGCTTACCGTCTTTGTACAAAAGACCACGTAGACGGATGACTACAGATTCTTTGTTATTATGTAATACAGAAAAACTAGATTGTGTTTTTAATACATCTAGATATATGATTTCTACAGAAAGCTTTAAGTTAGCTGTCTTATCTAGTTCATATTCTTTTTCTTGAATAGCTTCTTCTAGAATATTCTTAACACCAAATTCTAAATTGCGGTTACCGGCAAGAGATCCTACTACTACTTTATTAGTAACAGAAGATATATCTATTTTCTTAGGTTCTTCATACCAGATATTACCAGGATGATTTCTAAAGTTACCATCAAAAGTCCAAGTAAACCAGTTAGTAATAGCTCTTGTAGTTTCTTCTTTACCTGCAAAGTGTAAATAGATCATGTATCCTTGAAACAAGAATGCAAAAATGATCCATACAAATGCTAATCGTATAAAGATTCTACCTATAAGATCAATTAGTTTTTGACTATAGGTAATTACATATGCTTTCATAGTATATTATTTACCTTGACCTCTATACTTCTTGACATGCTTGTCTTTAGGTCCATTGCTTTTACGTAAACGTCCTGTCTTTCTTTTACCAAAGGTGATCTTCTTAGATTCACCTCCTTTAGCTTTAGCCATAGTGTGTTAGTTTTATGCAAGTAATGCGTGATATTCTTTAAAATGCTTAATACGATCTGGTAAACCAATTGTACCTCCGTTAACACGTTTAGTAATTTTAGTTACTACTTCAGCACTAGATCCAGTATCAGCAATTAAATTAAGACCATTCTTTTTCCAGAACCAAGCAGCAGAAGCTAACGCATGCTTAGAAGACACTAAGTCAGGATTAGCAAGGATATCATCTTCTACAGCTAGATCAAATGCAGCATAGTTACTTTTACCAGTTAACTGAATGTAACCACGACCACGGAATTTAAATCCTTCACCAGTAGCTTCAGCTCCGTTACCCATACGATTTCCGTATACACGGTTAGCAATCTTTTCTGGTTTACGAGCATATGCATCAGCTAATGCTTGTGTAGGAAAGTATTTCTTAAAAATACCCATAAGTCCCTTAGCTGAATAGTTAAGGTTCTCTTGAGTTAATCTAAATCCGCCAGACTCATGACCACACTGAGCTAAGAAGTGAGCTAATCGTAATGGTGTATTAACACCAAAGTTTTGCATTACGTTAGGGATTTGTGCAATTACAGTATCCGGAACGTGTCCTTTTAGTTTGTCTAAGTTCATATATGTTAATGTTTTACTTCTTCTTCTTAGTAGCAGTTTTAGCTACTTTCTTAACTTCTTTTTTGATCTCTGCAGCAGCTACAACTTTCTGCACTTTGTTACCAAATAAGAACTTCTTAACTAATTCAATAATTTTCTTCATACTATTTATTTTTTTTACCAATCTTCCAGTAAGTCTGGAAGCCATAAGAAATATTTCCGTTTATATCTGATCCAGCTTTAAGTCCGTAGATCTTATCACCTTTAGTCTTTAGGATAAGTCCTGCTTCAGCAGAATGTAATCCTAATGTTTGTGTAGTATTTACACCACCACCAACATATAACTGAGTTTTAGATGGAGCCTGATTAGTAATTGTTACTGTCTTAGTAACAAATGGTACCTTGTAGTTATACTTCCACGCTCTACCTATAAGTTTATTCTCTCGTACAGAATCTGTAACAGAGACATAACCAAGAGTATCTAGTTTCACACTGTCTACATATATTGCTAAAGCAGTGTACATCTTAACTAAATTGTCAAACTGTATCTTTAGAGCAGCATAATTAGTATCAGCTAGATACTCAGTCTTACCTGCAATAAATAAACTATCATGAATAATCTTAGCCGGCAAAGGCTTAGAGTAAATTAAACTATCGTGAACTGACCACGTAGTATCGTGTACTACTAGTGTATCAGAAGTAGAATGACTACCTCCACCTACACAACCCTTGTTCTGTAAAAGAACAAAGACTACTAATACACCTATAATAAAGAGATATACTTTATTCATCGGTTTTCTTTTTAAATGAGAACTTATCCCCTGTATCCCCAAGCATAGCTGCAATGGTCATATACATAACACCTTCTACTAAAGCGTCTGAAGGTTTGATGTCACCATGACTAAATGAGTTAGCCGTAAGAGTAATACATAAGAAAAGAGCACCCATGAAAGCTATCACAGGTTTGATAGAGATGGACTTACGTTCATCTTTAAATAAATCAATGACCCATTCTTTAAATGTCATATGTTAATATTTTACAGCTACTAATTTATTATCTGGTAAAACAGCTACAAGTTGTTGATAATCAACAGGTTCTCTTGTTGGAGCTATAGGGGCGTCAGCTGTTTTATACAACTGACGCTCTATGTTATCTATACGAGTTTTATCTATATTAGACTGAGCCATTAGTAACTTAACATCAGCTTTTATCTCATTGACATCATTCCATATCAAAAGACTAACAAGTGATACTAAAGATGGAAATATCCACACCTTAAAAGCAGCTACAGAAGGATTTTCTCTAGTCATTTATGAAGGATGTTATAAGGTTAAACAAACACAGCGTTACAAGTATCATAAGCTACTGGTAAAACTCCAATATTCATATTTGATACACTGCCTGTAGCTGTAATGTACATAGCACGTGATCCTGACCAATCTGGTAAAGTTTCATAGTATTTGCCAATAGTAAGAGGTAATGGAGACGCAACACCTATATTAGTTATAGTTGAAGGATTACCACAGTCACCACTAGCAAACTCATCACCTATATAGTAATAAGAATAACAAGGAACTACAGAAGTTGCTTGCATCATACCGTTAATACCGGTTGCTGTACCTGCAGCAGACATAACAAATAATCTGCTTTCCCAGTATCCTAAAGTCTCGTTATACATAACAACTACCACATCACTGCCTGGGTTAGGCATGCCGTTGTTATTTATTGGAGGTACAAAACCAAAACCTAGACCTTCAAAATCACCGGTAATAGATGTAGCTGTTCCTAACGTATTACCACCAACTAATGTAACATTAATATTAAGATCTGTCATAGCACATGACGGTGTACCCATCATTCCGCCTGGACCAATCTTAGCGTTAAATGTAGGAGCTAGAGTTTGTTGTAAACTTACGATACCAGTTTCAGTGTTAGGACCATAATGTACAAACAAACTGTTAGCTAAAATTTCACCTTTTTCATCCAAACGAACATAATACTTTAAACCACTTGGATGAGCTGGTAGTGTCATTTCTTTTGTAATTTCAATAATGTTACTTTGAGCAGGAACTTTATCTGCTGACATCATAACACCTGCTATAGGAAAGCCTAAAGCATCTTTTTGGGCGTAAAATTTCTTAGCCATGATATATAATATTTTTTAGAATAAACTTGTAAGGTGTAAGGTTTCCATAAACCCTACATTATAATATACTAAATATTCAGGAATTAACCTAGATTTGTTAACTAAACCAATAAACCGATATGGAAACATCTAGCTATGAAGCCAGACTTGAAACAAAGCTAATTACAGAGTTTAAAGACTTATTTTATGAGAAATTGGGCTATTACCCAATTGTTTTAGCTAAAAACAGAGTACAAGAAAATGGAACTATACCTGTAATGAGCCTGGAAGGGCTAAAGAAAATGTTTGATCCTTTCTTACCATTTAAGTTTGATGGAGCTATTCCATTAGAATCTAAGATAAGAGAAAGAGATATAGTAGAGTTAAGAATAATCTACTGCTTTTTAGCTAGAGCAATGAAGTATAATCTAAAAGCTATTGGTAGAATATTAGGAAACAGAGATCATACTACTGTTATTTACAACGTAACTATGTTTAATAACCTAATAGAAACCAACGAAAACTTTCGTGAAAAGTATTTTACCATCCTAAATTACATAAAAACACAACATGAGCCACCAACTATGGACCACCCTGATCAAGTACAATACCAGCCCCAATCAGATTTACTTCCTGGATTGCTGTAGAAGTAGAATAAAGCCCACTGGAATTATTAATCCAGAAGCTGAAGCTAACATCTGTAGAGCTAAGGGATATATAAATGATCAAGGTCAGCTGACACAAAAAGCATTAATTATTCTAGATGAGTTTGAAACCTTCCTCATCAAAGCTAAAAAGAAGGTAGCCACAGAAGTACTAGGAGATAAATTTCTAGAGAAAATATCTTACTATAGAGAACTTTTCCCAGCTAAGTCATTACCATCAGGTTCTATGGCTAGACAATCAGTAGAAGAACTAAAGAAGAAATTTATTATATTCTTTAAGACTTATCCCCAGTTTAACTGGACATTAGTTCATCTAGCAACTGACTACTATATCTTTGAGAAAGAAAAGAAAGGGTATCAGTTCATGATGAACAGCAGTTATTTTATACAAAAGACAGACAATGTAAGTAAGACCACTAAGTCAGAGCTTGCAGACCACTGTCAGTTTTTATTAGATAACCCAGATATTTTAAAACCTGCGTTAGCAGATTATAAAAAGCAAAATGCAGACTGGTTTGAAGATAAAGTCTAAGAAAAATTTTGTTTTTTACAGAACTTATCCTATATTTGAACTACATAAAACAATCCAACATGAGTAACAAACCCCACAACCCAAAAGTTATTAAAGAGATATTTGATTCTCTTCCTACACTAGATCCTTCAAGACCTGATCTACGTATTATAAACTATGATTTACTAGAAACTATTGTAGCCAAAGCTGAGCATGTAGCTTCCTTACAAGGATCGTTGCAAGCGTATGGTGAAGCTAATACAATTGTAAAAGATGTTCTAAGTAAATCATTTCCTAGTTTATAATATCAACTCCTTATGGATCAGAATACAGAAAGACCCTTTGGTGCTATTACGCACGCTGAAGGATTACGCAAAGGTCTAAAATACATTAATGATAGACGTAAAGGACGTATCAAGTCCTTAAGAACACCTTGGGATGCTATTAACAATGCAACTATTGGTGGTATAGAGTGGGGAAGCCTAGTTACAATAGGTGCTCGTCCCGCTGCAGGTAAGACTATGTTCATTAGTCATATCCTTAGAGAGTCTAAAAGACTTAATCCTGACCAAGACTTTTCTATCTTGGAGTTTCAATTTGAGATGGGTGATGAATCTTATGCAGCTAGAGAATATGCTGCACAAGTTGCTATGGATTATAACGTAGTGTTATCTTCTAAAAGACAGCTTGATGATTTTGCCTATGAGCAAATGGAAAACTATCTAAAAGAAGCAGAAGAGTTAGAGAAACAAGGTATTCAAAGGATACGTATTAAGAAGCCTCTTACTTCTGCAGATATGAAGAAAGCTATCCATCATTATTTTAATGAATTAGGTGGTAAACCTATGATTGTAACTATTGACCATAGCTGGCTTGTTAAAAAAGCTGCAGATGAGAGAGAGAAGTTACAGACTTTATACAATATAGCAGATATGCTTATAGATGTAAAGCGTGATCTACCTGTTATTGTAATTATTCTTACACAACTTAACCGTACTATGGAAGATGTATCACGCAGAACTCCAGGTACTATTGCTAACTATCCTAGTTCATCAGATATATTTGGTGGTGACGCTCTTATGCAAGGCTCAGACTTAGTCTTTGCTATTAGTAGACCGTTTACTCTAAACATAGAAGATTATGGACCAGAACATTATAGAGCAGATAAAGAAAACGTATTCTTACATTTGTTAAAGCTACGTAACGGTGCAACAGATGAGAATATTATATTCTTACAGACTGACTTTAAAAGACAACGTATGATTGAGTCAGGTCCTCCAGCAATCATACAACAACAGCCTCAGACATGGGCACCAAGAGGACCTAGAAATAACAGACAAGCACCTTCGGCTGATGTTGGCCAAGAATTATAAACAAAAACACACAGTATGTCAAGTAACACACCACAAGTAACAGACGTCAAAGAGCTTAAGAAGCTTAAGCTTGAGACAATCAGAGATTTTCATCAGGATCTGATTGATGATTTAGGTATCTCACGCACAGATTTCAACATGAAGATGCCGTTCTATGACAAGCATGGTAGAATGGTAGTAGGTATTTTCTCTTCAGAGTTTAGAAAAGAAAAAGGTTTCTTCTTTGAGTTAATTACTAGAGACTTAAGTCCTGCAGATGCAGAACGTAAAGTTTATAGAGTACCGTTTAGCTCAGCTTTTGAAGAAGAGTATGAGCTTAATGAGAAAGGATCATACTTAGTCCCTTTAGAAGAGCTAAGAATTGTTAATCCTACATCAGTAGCTATTAAGAAAAGTGCAAACTTTGGTATGGAAGAAGAACAACCATTACCGTCTTCTTTACCTAAGCCTCCAATGCAAGCTTATAAAGCTCCTGCTACAATGGAAGATGCACCTTATAGTGAAATGACTATTAGAGATTACTATGCTATCCAAACAGGTAAGCCAGTAAGTTCTAAGACATGGCTAAATGAATTAATCAAATCTACAAAATAACACATGGCACAAGGAGTATTAATTATTGCAGAGTCTGGTTCTGGTAAATCAACATCTATTGAAAGTCTAGATCCAGCAGAAACGTTTATCATTAACGTTGCTAACAAAGCTCTACCGTTTAAAGGTTGGAGAAAGAAGTATGTTCTATGGAGTAAAGATAACCCTACAGGTAATCTATATTCTGCTAGCTCATCACAACAAATAGAAGCATGCATTAAGTATGTTTCAGAGAAACGTAAAGACATCAAGAACTTAGTTATTGATGACTTCCAGTACATGAGCTCATTTGAGTTCTTTGAAAGAGTAGACGAGAAGGGTTACGAAAAGTTTACCCAGATCGGTGCCAACCTAGCACGTATTGCACGTATGCCTAAAGATTTGAGAGATGATCTATTAGTTTTTATCTTGACCCATGCTGAAGAATCTACAGATATGGAAGGTAAAAAGAAATTTAAAGCTAAGACTATTGGTAAAATGGTTGATGAAAAGCTTACCTTAGAAGGATTATTTTCTATAGTTTTGTTTGGTAAAGTTAAGAAAGACAAAGACGGAGTCATCAGATATGTGTTTGAAACATCTAACAATGGTGAGAACACATGTAAAGCACCAAGAGGTATGTTTGATGATTTTGAAATAGCTAACGACTTAGCTTTAGTAAGACAGAGTATTATAGATTACGAAAACTAGTATTTTAATTTTTTTATTCACATAAGTTTAAATTTAACACAACATGTTTAGTACAAAAGGACAAGAAGTAAAAACAGGTGGAGGTACAGCTAAATCTCTACAAGCAGGAGTAGTTTATGCACACATTTACAGTGGGCAAGTAAGAACATCTAACAAAGGTGACAAGAAAACCTTAGAGTTAGTATTAGAAGGCCCAGCATCTGAGGGCTTTGAAGGTTGGGCTATTGATAAGAATAACCCAGATGGACCAAAGTATACAGGACAATCTAGTCGTGTATCTGGAACTATCTGGACTGATCAGTTCAACGACAGTAATGTAACTAAGAATGAGATCATGTTTAAGCTAGCAGTTATTGCATCAGAGCTTGGATTACGTGATCAAGTAGATAATATTTCTGCATCTAGTATTGAAGACTGGGTTGAGAAAGCAATCTACATCTTAAAAGGACACAATCTTTATTGGTTCTTAAAGGGTACAGAAGAGGAATATAATGGTAAGACTATCATTAAGTTATCTTTACCTAAGTACAAGTTTGTTTCTACAGAAGAAGCTAAGCTTGACAAATTTGACAAGAATAACCAGTATCACTACAAGGCTTTACAAAATAAACCAGTAACTAGCTTTGAGCCAGTTAACAGTGATTTTGATATGTAATTAGCTGCCCAGAAGAGTGGGGGAGAGGTATTGCTCCCCCTTCTTCATTTTAAATCTACATCATGTTTAAGATAAAGAATATGGTGCATGACATCAAGGATGTCCCAGCATCATGGATATTTGAACATTTCTGCAAGCTTAGAGAGAAGCTTAATGGGCATGATATAAAGATTAAAAGTCTTTTTAATTCTAAAGAACGCACACCTAGTATGTGCATCTATTACGATCCTACAAAAGACACATATAAGTATAAAGACTTTTCTTCCGGCAACGGTGGGTCAGCCATAGATCTAGTTAAAGAAATAACAGGATTGTCTTATCACAAAGCATGTACTCTTGTAGTAGAGAATTATAATGATTTTGTACTCCACAATAATGGTGGGTACGATGTACAGAAATTTAAACAGGCGTCTAAGTATAAAGTTAGTCAGTTTGTTTTCAGATCTTGGACTACTCAGGACCAATACTTTTGGACACAGTTTAATATTGGCTCACGTCTTTTAGATGAGTATAACGTAAGACCTCTTAGCAGTTATACTATGCATAAAGATACTGATGATGGACCCATTGATCTAACCATTACCGGTAACTATTTATATGGTTACTTTAAAAATGATGGTACTCTGTACAAAATCTATCAGCCTAAAACACTAGATAAAAAGTTTATTAAAGTTCAAGACTATATCCAAGGTGTTGAGCAAGTAAAGAGTGCACCTTATCTAGTTATAACGTCTTCACTAAAAGACGTAATGTCTTTAAAGAGTCTTAAGATTTCTACCTTGGATATCATTGCACCAGACTCTGAGAATACAATTATCCGTAAAGAACTTATGGATCAATACATCAAGAAGTATAAGAAAGTGATTATACTATTTGACTATGATGAGCCCGGCATCAAAGCTATGGAAAGATATAAAGAACTATATCCAGAAGTAGAATATGCTGCTCTACCAATGAGTAAAGATCCATCTGATTCTATTAAGGACTACGGTCCTAAAGAAGTGTATGTACGTTTAGTACCTATACTTAACAAAAGAATATTAAATGATCAAGAAGAAAACAACTAGACGTACTGCATCTCCTAAGACTAGGAATGCAGGTACAATGACTGAATCCGCATTTTGGAGTTTCATTAGAAGTACGTTACGTCAAAAATCAAGATGGTGGAAACCAATTACACAGTGTAAAATGGAATCTCGTAGACCATATAAAGGTCCGTTGAAGAGACAGAAGTTTGAATACCAGTGTAACTCTTGTAAAAAATGGTTTCCTGAAAAGAAAATTAATGTAGACCATATAGTTGGTGCAGGTAGTTTAAACTGTGCAGCAGATCTTCCTGGATTTGTAGAGAGATTATTCTGTGAACAAGATAATCTACAGGTACTCTGTGAGGTGTGCCATAATGAAAAAACACAACTTGAAAAAAAAAAGTAAGATGGAAGATCCTATTGTTGAAGCTGTTATAGAACAGATGAGAAAAGACTTTGAGATGGATGATGTAACAGCTATTTATGAACTGTTAGAACATCTACCAAAGAAAAACCTATTAGGCTATTTACCAGAAGAAATAGCAGAACAATTAGAAAAATAATAACTATGGACCCAGTAAAAGCGGCATGTCCTACCAGTAATGCAGATTTACAAGGTAAGTATGATGAACTAGTTAAGTTTCTTGAGTATGAAGAAGCTATGACAGTAGATCCTACTACACAAAGACGCATTAGAACTAAGCTTGTAGAGCTTGGTGAATGGGAAGACAATTAGTATTAAAACAATTTAAGTATGGAATTAGAAGAAATCATGCAGGAGTCTGCAGATATGTTAGAGAAAAGCTTTTATGAGAAGAAATTCTATTTTAGCTATAGTAGTTTAAACAAACTTATGTGGAACCCAGCTGTGTTTTATCAGTTGTATGTTCTAGGTATGAAAGAAGAGCGTACTGATGCTCATTTAGTACAAGGTAAAATTGTACACGCACTTCTTTTAGAAGAAGATAAGTTCAATGATATGTTTATTATTAGTCCTGCCAAGCTTCCAGGAGATTCAGTTAAAGTAGTTATTGATAGAGTGTATGCTCACCATGCAGAAATATCTAAGAACGGTGACACAAGAGAAAGATTAGAAGACTTTGATCAAGCTATTCTAGACGTAATGGTAGACATGAACTATCATCAGTCACTAAAGACAGATCAACAACGCTTGGATAAGATCTTAACTCCAGACTCTATTACATACTGGGATTTCTTAAAGACTAAGGGTGATAAGATTCTTATTGATCAGCAGACATATGATTTCTGTAAAGGAGCAGTAGATTTAATCAAGACTAATAGTTCTTTATGTGAGCTAATTGGCTGTAACGTAACTGAATTTGACAATAAAGAAGTTTATAACGAGCTTGCTTTATCTGTAGAATACAGTAATGCACCATTTGGTTTAAAAGGAATTATTGATAATCTTGTGATAGATCATGATAAAAAGATTATCTTTATAAATGATATCAAGACTACAAGTAAAGACTTAAAAGACTTTAAGGAAACTATTGAGTTTTACTCTTACTGGCTTCAAGCGGTAATATACTGCACTATGGTAGCTATTAAGTATCAACAACTTATGGAATCTGGATATGAACTTAAGTTTCATTTTGTAGTTATTGATAGAGCATTCCAAACCTATCCGTTTTATGTAACCGAACCAACATTAAAAGACTGGTTAAACAGAATGGATAAAGTTTTAGCTGCAGCTAACTGGCATTATGTTAATAAAAGGTACGACCTACCTCATGATTTTGCAGTAGGTAACGTAGTTTTGTAATCAAATTATAAAATGATAGACAGCTTATACACGAAATATTTTCAGAAATCAAGATCATTTTTGTTTCCTGCTTTGGGTATAAAGCGTACTAGTAATTTTACTCCCTCTGGTACTTACCTTTCCGTAGATGGATTGGTAAAGCCAGAGGATGTAAAGTTAGTCTGTAGCTTTCCAGATGACGAGTCTGAAGGTTTCAAAGCGTTTGAACAACAAATGCTTTTAAGTAATCCTTTATTCTTAGAAATGGTTTCTATACAGGGTTATAAGCTATATGTCTTTGATTTTCATATATATGAGAAGGATTGGTTCAATTTTATATTAGGTAAGTATTCTAAACTATCTAATGTCTTAAAACGAGCAATCAAAAACTACTATGGTGACAAGTCAACTGAGTATAAGTACATAGAAACATTTTTATATCCTGAGAAATACTTTAGCATTTACGCTAAACTTTTAGATGTTGAAGTTAGTCTACTAGAAAATACCGGTGAGCTATGTGATCCATGTGATATGGAAAAAGAAAACTTAAAAATTCCTGTTGAAGATTTGGAAATATTAAAAAAAGGTACTTAATTTTGTATAAATAATAAAAAAACCATGAAAAATTCAATGATGTTAGTTACCAGTAGCTGGGGTAATGATAAAACATTTAAGCTGTTACCTATTACGCCAGAGTGCCCGTATAACGAGTGCATCTTTGATGTTAGCACAAAAGTGTTAGCTATCATTGGCAAAGAAAAGAAAGAGTCATTCCATATGTTACCAAAGTTATCTGATGAAGGTGATGTTCAGTACATGAAGATTGGTAAAAGAAACAATGGAAAAGACTATAAGGAAGAGAGAAAGATGTTAGAGACGTTCTATGAATACTACATTGAACATCCACAAGAGATTATTGACTTCTTAAACATGTTTGCTGTAAACGCAGACTCATTTGACTACACACAATACTTAGAAAAGAAAGTAGAGCAGCCAAAGCAATCTAATATTTTGACTGGTATTTAATTTTAATCTTGTCCATTTTACAAATTAAGGCAGAAGTTCTGCCTTTTTTTGGCGGCAAAAAGGGGGAAACAGCTTAACTGAATAAAGAATTATGGAAGAAAAGAAACCTACCCACTGGGTAATGGACTATGAGACGTTAGTTAATTGTTTTATAGGTGTGTTCCAACATTACAAAGATGAGAATATCAGAAAGACCTTTGTAATATATAATGATCGTAATGATCTACCACAATTCATAGACTTTCTAAATGAGTGTAAAGATAAAAACCAATGGCATATTAGTTATAATGGTTTAGCTTTTGATGCTCAGATTAGTCAGCATATTCTAGATAAGCAACGTCAGTTACTAAATCTTAGTACAGAAGATGTTATCAAAGACATCTATGCTTTTGCACAGAAGACCATATCTCTTAAAGATCAAAACAGTTTTCTTGAGTACTCTCCCGCTAAGATTAAGATTAGACAGATAGATCTATTTAAGATGAATCACTGGGACAACCGTGCTAAGATGAGTAGTCTTAAGTGGATACAGTATTCTATGGACTGGAAGAATGTAGAAGAGATGCCTCACCATCATGCTGCTCCTGTAGAAACAGATGAGCAACTTAAGATGATTACTGAGTATTGTGTCAATGACGTACTTAGCACAAAGAAAGTGTTAGAGCATTCCAAAGAACAGATTGTCTTAAGACAAACTCTTACTAAGGAGTATGGTATTGATCTCTATTCTGCATCAGAGCCAAGAATATCTAAAGAACTATTCTTACACTTCTTGTCACAGAAGTTAGGTTGGGATAAGGGATATATTAAAACACTTAGAACTCATCATAGAGAAATCTATTTGGGTCAGTGCATTTTACCTTATGTCAGCTTTAAGACTGAAGCATTCCAAAGAATGTATGACTATCTACGTACTCAGGTAATTATATCCACTAAGAACGGATTTAAGTACACTGTAGATCATAAAGGTATGAAAACTGATTACGGGCTCGGTGGTATCCACGGGGCTAGAGATGCAGGTGTTTATGAAGCTAAGCCGGGTTATACTATTATGACTTCAGACGTAACTTCATTCTATCCTAATCTAGCTATTAGAAATGGATTTCACCCTAGTCATCTACCTAAAGAAGAATTCTGTGAACTGTATGAATGGTTCTTTGAAGAGCGTAAAAAGATTCCTAAGTCTGACCCAAAGAATTATGTGTACAAGATCATTCTGAACTCTACATATGGTTTAACAGGTGATGAGAATAGTTTCCTGTATGATCCTCGTATGACTATGCAGATTACTATCAACGGACAGTTGTTACTATCTATGCTATATGAGATGATATCTTTGGCTATCCCAGAGTCTATACCTCTTATGCAAAACACAGATGGTCTTGAGACTTTGATTCCTACACAATATGTAGAAACCTATCATCAAGTATGCCAAGAGTGGTGCAAACTAACTATGCTAGAACTAGAACATGATGAGTATTCTAAGATGATCATCAGAGATGTAAACAATTACATTGCGGTATCTAAGTCTGGTAAAGTAAAATGCAAAGGTGCGTTTGAGTGGGAGGATCTGGACAAAAAGAAAGTAGCTGTATTTCATAAGAACAAAAGCTTCTTAATTATCCCTAAAGCCATCTATGCTTACTTTACAAAAGGTGTTAAACCAGAAGATTTCCTAGCAGCCAATCAAAGTATATTTGATTACTGTGCCGGTATAAAGTCTAAAGGCGGATGGTACTTTGAGCTTAGAGATCTTAAGGAAGGTCAGCTAGTAACAACAAGACTACAAAAAATCGTTAGGTATTATGTTTCTAATAGAGGAGGTAAGCTAGTCAAGTGTCATGCAGATGGCAGACTAATCCAGGTAGAATCTGGACAGTGGCTACAAACTACTCTAAACGAAATAAACGAAACAAGACCTTTTGAGTCTTATGATATTAACACAAGCTACTATCTAGAACAGATCTATAAGGAGATACATCAGATAGAAAAAGAAAAGAGTTTATCATTTACACAATTATCATTATTTTAATTAACACAATTATGCCAGTTAAAACAATATTTGCGTCTGAAGATTATTTAAGAGGATGTAGACTACCTAACCACGGTAAGTCTTACACAGTTATCTCACACGGAACAGTTATAGATGAAGCTAGAGCTAGATTATCATCAGCCGGTTTCACAATTACAAATGAATTATATAAAACTACAATCTCTGGAGATGTAGCACAAGGAATTTACCACCTAAGATCAGGAAGTGATCCTGACATGGGACTTATGTTTGTATGGTCAAACAGTTACAATAAAACCATGGCTTTTAAATGTGCAATTGGTGCACAAGTATTCATCTGTATGAATGGTGTAGTATCAGGAAACCTAGGTTCTTATAGAAGAAGACACAGTGGCTCAGCTCTATCTGATCTAACTACTTCTATGCAAGAACAGATAGCTAATGCTTCTACATACTATGATGATCTTATCAAAGACAAAGAGATGCTTAAAGATATTACTCTTACTACAAGACAGAAAGGTAGTATTTTAGGTAGACTATTTGCTGAAGATGAGATCTTGACACTTACTCAAGTAGGTATAGTAAAACGTGAGATTGACAAACCAAGTTTTTCTTATAGCAGTAATCCAGACAGTGCTTGGGATATGTACAATCATATCACACTAGCACTTAAAGATTCTCACCCAATGAGTTATTTGTCTGACCATCAAAGAGTACACAGCTTCTTTGTTAACGAGTTTGGCAATATTGTAAATAGTCAATCTGTACCAGTAACATTAGAACCTGAAGAAGTTACTGAACAGTATGAAGAAGTAATGTCTGATTTTGGAGTAAACTTTATTTAATATGAAATGGTATAAATTAAACGAAGACCATAGTGTAGAAGTTCTACCTGATGGTGAGTATCCTAAGATAGAAGATTTAAATGGGCCTAGTAAACATGTAGGTAATACATTCATTGGTGACCAAAGAATCTCTACAGTGTTCTTACACTTTGATCATGGCTTAAACTTTGGTACAACAGATAAACCTTCTGATCCTGTACTGTTTGAGTCTATGATATTTGGTGGGCCGCATGATGAGTATCAACGTAGATACTGTACATACAATGAGGCTTTAGAAGGACACAATTACTTAATTAAAGCTCTGGAAGAAGAAAGACACCCAGACTTTTATTTTAACGATTAAATAAATCTATATGATTATAGGAATTAATGGATATGCCGGCAGTGGATTTTGTAAATTCTAAAATATTTAGTATATTGTAGTATGAACTATACAAACATATACATACTAATAGATCCTACAAATAATGAAATTAAATATGTAGGTAAAGCTAATAATATTAAAGAGCGTTTTAAAAATCATAAAAACCGATGTAGAGATACAAATACTTATAAAAGGCATTGGATAAATAAACTTAGATTAAAGGGACTATATCCAGAACTTGAAGTTATAGATATAGTCCCAGTATCTGAGTGGCATTATTGGGAAAAGTTTTGGATAAGTTACTACAAATCAATTGGTTGTAACTTAACTAACACAACATCTGGTGGTGATGGGTTAAGTTGCGGCAATAAAACATCTTTTAAACGTGGTCAAATACCATGGAATAAAGGTAAAAGTCCTAGTAAAGAAACTAAACTTAAAATAAGTAATACACTTAAAGGTAATATTCCTTACAATAGAAAACCAGTCATACAGTATGATCTTTTAGGTAATAAAATACAAGAATATTTAAGTTGTCATCATGCAGCTAAAGTTCTTAATACGTCAGCTATAAGAATATCTGACGTATGTAATGGAAATCGTAAAACACATAAAAAGTATATTTTTAAATTCAAAAACTAAACAATATGGCAATAATTGGATTATCAGGGTATAGTCATTCTGGAAAAGACACTGTCGGCACTATCATACAATATTTAGTTGCTAGTCCTACTAAAGATACTGTCACTCTACAAGATGTGATGGACTTTCCAACTATGCATGAATGGTGGTTAGATGAACAATCAGGTTGGGAAATAAAGAAATGGGCAGGTAAACTTAAAGTTGTAGCATCTTTACTTACAGGTATACCTAAGCATAAGTTTGAAGACCAAGAATTTAAGAAAACTAATTTAGGTTCTGAGTGGGATGTTTTAGAAAGCACACCACGTTATACAGAAAAGGGTTCTTATTACACACAAAAGAGTATACCCATGACAGTAAGAGATTTCTTACAGAAATTAGGCACAGATGGTCTTAGAGATAACCTACATGAAAATGTATGGGTGAATGCTCTTATGGCTGACTATGAAGGTATGTATGATATAGACACAGATAGAACTACATACCCTAATTGGATTATTACTGATACACGTTTTCCTAATGAAGCACAAGCTATTCAGCAAGCTAATGGTATTATAATCCGTGTAGAACGTCCTGGTGTAAAACCAATCAATAATCATCCATCTGAAGTTAGCTTAGACAACTGGAACTTTGACCATACTATTATAAATGATAGTTCTGTTGAAGCTTTAGCTAAAAAGGTTAAACAAATACTTCAGTTTCATAAAATTATTTCATGAAAATAATCCATCAGCGTACTAAAACCCTAATAACCCGTGATAATGGAAGGAGTTCGGATGCAGTTAGTCCGAACTTCATCTACGGGTGCTTAGGCGGTTGTATGAGCTCATACTGTTATGTAGGCAGATACAATCATGATAAAGTATATATAAATGAAAACACTGGTGATATTCTAAAATCCATGGACGGATGGTTAAGTAAACAGTCTTGGCCTAAGACACCTAACCAGTGTGATGAAAAGTATTACACAATAGATATAGGATGCAGCACAGACGTAGCTCTAATGACTAAGCATTATGATTGGCAGGAAGTATTCTACTGGTTTAATAACCATCATATGGCTAAGTCTACTTTTGCTACTAAGTATCCTACCATGTTTCAACCTCAGTGGAAATATATCTTAAATAAAGATAGACATCGTATCCGAGTAAGCTTAATGCCTCAGATATACTCTGATGTACTAGAACCAAATACAGACACTATAGAAGAACGTATCTGGAGCATACCTAGGTTACAGGAGCATATGGAAGTACATATTAACTTTAGTCCTATTATATATACGGACGGTTGGATAGAAGAGTACCGTAAGCTATTTCAACAACTTAAAGCTGCTAATATAGATGTTAAGTGTGAATGTATATTCCTTACACATAATATACATCAGCATGAACGTAATGAGCAACCAGTGCGTGATCTATTATGGCGTCCGGATATACAAGAAGCCAAAGACTCTCAGTATGCTGCAGATAATATTAGGTATCAGTGGCAACTTAAAAAACAAATGGTTGGTGAGTTTACAGCTCTATATGCAGAGTTTTTTGATCCAACTAACATTAGATATATATTTTAACTATGACACCACAGGAGTTTAAAGAAAGATATACAAAGCATCATTATCTAACAGTAGGTAAACTAAAAGAATACTTAGCTGATTATCCAGATGATGCTTTAGTAGTAGCACAAAGAGTAGAAGATGTATATTATGAAAAACATGGATGGCAAACACTAAAGAAACCAGACCCTATGTTTAAAGATCATGAGATTGAATACTCACCCGTATGGAGTCCTGTTTTATACAGGAATGATAAAGAATGTTTTTATTTAGACTTACACTATTAATTATGAAAATACTACACATTTCAGACACCCATGGATTCCATAATCAATTCCCAGATACAACCTGGGAAGGGATTGATATAGTAGTCCATAGCGGTGATTGTTCTAACTACTATGATGTATTTAGAAACGAGCAGGAAGTAACAAACTTCCTCAATTGGTATGAGCGTGTACCCGTTAACTATAAAATATACGTAGCGGGTAACCATGACACCTCTATAGAAAGGAAACGTATTACTAAGAAAGACTTTGAAGACCGTGGTATCATATACCTAGAGAATTCAGAGACTGTTATAAAAGGAGTCAAGTTCTATGGATCTCCCCTTACACCAACATTTGGTCAATGGGCTTTTATGAAAGCTCGTGATAAAATGCATGATGTGTGGCAGGCTGTTCCAGATGATACTGATGTTCTAATTGTACATGGCCCACCTAAAGGAGTACGAGACTTATCGTTTGACAGACATGGTCAACTAGAGTTCTGTGGTGATCAAGCACTTCTTAAACGTTGTCTTGCTTTAAGTAGCACACTTAAGCTTATGTGCTTTGGTCATATCCATAATATGGATGGTGTATATAACCAAGGAGTAGCCACTTTTGGTCATACTTCCACTGTATTTTCTAATGCTGCTTGTGTTAGAGATGGAAGGTTTGATCTAGGCTTAACTTCTTTTGGAAATGTACTAGAAGTTCAATAATTTTAAGTATATTATATAACCGACACTCCTTAAAAAATAGCCTATGAAAATAGGAAAACACTGTACAGACTGTGCACGTTGGTATCCCCTATTCATGTTTAAGACTGACACTAGAAAGTTTCAGTTAAAAATAGCACTAGGTAAGGTACGAGTGTGTAGAATTTGTACTTTTGTAAAGTCTGGAAAAGGATCTGTTACAAGATGGAATGGTAAAGATTTTCATAACGTAACTCTCACTTTTAAAGAACGTATTAAAGAATTTTTTACTAAATAAAACCAATTATGAAAGATGTTTGTGTATCCTGCGGTGTAGAAACTCCATACGATGTATACACTCATGTAGACATGAGAAATGGATACGTAGAAGGTTTAGGTCAATTATGTGCAAATTGTTATACAAACGGTACTAACCGTAATAACATCCTTGTACCAGAAGCCACTATTATAAACACACCTAACGATAATGAGTTAGGAAGTAGAGTAAGACAGATATACTATGACTCGAAATGAGATTATAGCAAGAGATATCATTAACCAAATGTTCATCATAGCCGGCCATCAAGTCAGCTATGATGACATTATTGGTAGAAAAGATGCCTGGTATACTCAATGGACTATGACTGAAGCTCAAAGACAAGAATGGATACAGTGGGGCATCAAGTATCTAAAGAAGAAAAGCTATTATAAAAAGATAGCAGAAAGAGAAATGGCTATGATTGATCTATATTGTGGATTAAAAACTATTTAAAATGAAAAAGTATATTGGTGCTGTACTTAGTATTGCAACTATTGGTCTACTGTTCTATACACTGTTTGATCTGAAAGAACAGGTTAAGCAAATAGGAATATTACAAAAACAGTTAGACAGCACCATTACAGTTAAAGACAGTCTTATTAATGAAGTATTTATCCGTGAGATAGAAAACGGTAGATATCAAACTACATTATACTACTTAGAAGAGGCTAATCCTAAAGTAGCATCAGAGTTTAAAAAATACATGGAAAACCAAACAGAATAAAATATGAAAGTAAGCTTTGATTTTGACGGTACACTAGAGCGTGAAGACGTTCAGGAGTATGCCAAAACACTTATAAAATTAGGTGTAGAAGTATGGGTAGTAACTACTCGTTACGATTCTAATCACCAACACAAATACTTTAGAGTTTTTCCTGAAGAACAATGGGCTAAAGTATGCTCACATACTAATGGTGATCCTAACTTTGGTTTATGGGGAGTGATAGAGAAACTTGGTATACCTAGACATCATGTACGTTTTACTTGTATGGAGTACAAGTATAAATATCTAGATGGCACTAAGTTCATATGGCATCTGGATGATAATCCAGAAGAGTTTTCTCAAGCTAAAGCTAACCATTTAAAAGTTCCTATGATACAAGTAGAAGCTAATGGTTGGAAGGAAAAATGTGAAAGATTTATCAACTTAAAAATTAGTGAGATAGAAGCTAATAAGACAGAAGAAAATAAAGATTTACTATGAGATGGAAAATTAATAAAGATCCAGATGTAGGAGATAAAAGGGAGTATATGCGTTTTGCTTGGCTTCCAACTTCAGTTACAAATGTAGATGAAAATAATCAAGAGTATATAATTTGGTTATCTATCTATACCTGTAAACAAGAGTATATGAAATGGACTGCTTGTGCACCAGGTTACCGAAACGGTATGAGAGTAATTGGATGGCGTACAGTTGATCGTGTTATTCATAATAACATAAGAAAGAAGTGGTAATAGACTCATAATAACAATATAGAAAACACTAATAAAAAATGAAAAGAAACATCTTTGAGGCCAGAGTAAACATTCTTCCGTATGAGTATCCACAGTTGTTAGCATATAAAGATGCTATCCGTCACTCTTATTGGATTGATACTGAGTACAACTTTACTACAGACATTGACGACTTTAGAGTTAAAGTGACTGATGAGGAAAGAGAAGTGATTAAAAGAACAATGTTAGCCATTGCTCAGATAGAAGTAAACGTTAAGACCTTCTGGGCTGACTTATATAAAAGGATGCCAATCACTGAGATAGGTGATGTAGGCATGACCTTTGCAGAGTCTGAGGTGAGGCACAAAGATGCTTATGCTAGACTACTTAGAATTCTTGGTCTAGAAGAAGAGTTTAGAACAGTTATTGAAATTCCAGCTATTGAAGGTAGAATCAAGTATCTAAAGAAATACTTAGATGGATCTCGTAGTAAAGACAATAAGATGTATACTAAGAGTGTTCTTTTATTCTCTCTATTTATTGAGCACGTAAGCTTGTTCAGCCAGTTCTTGATTATGATGTCTTTTAACAAAGAGAAAAACTTGTTTAAAGGAATCTCTAATGTTGTAGAAGCTACTTCTAAAGAAGAAGATATCCATGGTAACTTTGGAGCTGAACTAATTAACATTATTCAAGCAGAAAATCCAGAATGGTTTGACCAGGAGTTTAAAGATCTTATTTACTCAGCATGTCAAAAAGCATTTGCTGCAGAGTGTGATATTCTAGATTGGATCTTTGAGAAAGGTGAGCTTGAGTTTCTTCCTAAAGAAAACATTAAAGCTTTCATCATGAACAGATTTAATAACTCTTTAGCTAAGATTGGTATGGACCCTATCTTTTTTATTGACTCAAGTCTATTAGAACAGACACACTGGTTTGATGTAGAGATTACTGCTACTAAAGAGGGAGACTTCTTTTACAAAAAACAAATTGATTATAATAAAAAATCTAAAGCAATCACAGAAGATGACCTATTCTAACTATTATTGGCTTAATGATGAAAGCCGCAAGTTCCTTTCTAGAGGATATATTACAGAATCTCCTGAACAAAGGATTAAAGACATAGCTAGAATAGCTGAGAAGTATCTCAATGTTCCGGGCTTTGCACAGAAGTTTGAAGACTATATGAGCCGTGGGTTCTATAGTTTATCTACTCC